TGTACGCAAAAGCTAAGGAAGACCAAACAGAGGTCGTTGTTGAGTACATGCAAGAACTAATGGACGAGCCACATAAATGGGTTGATGAAGAGACAGGGTTGACAAAGATTGATGTTCCTATGCTGCGACTAAAAATGGACGCCATGAAATGGCACGCAGCCAAGCTCAAACCTAAGAAGTTTGGGGACGCGAAAGAACAAGACCTCCCAAACCATGGCCTTGATGAAGACTGTAAGAAGCGTTATTCCAATATGGACAAGCCTAAGAGGGAGGAATATTGATGAGCGAAGAGCAAGAAGACACTGAGTATATGCGCCAGAAGAAGATGATGAGTACTGTGTTCTATGAGATTAAGAACATGGAGCAGAAGTTGGTCGATATGCAAGTGGCTTTCGACGATGCGC